TCAAACAAGAAGTAAACAGGTGCGGAAAGTGTCACATTCTCTGACGCTGTTACGATAACTCTGTTTGTTTGATTCTTAATCAACTTAATCATATTATAATATATACTATTCAATTAATTGTTTTGTAAATAGATACTTTAGGACAAAAAAAAGAGGCTATCCGTTAAGACAACCCCCTTAAAAAACACTATTTAAACCAATTAAGCCACTGTAAGAGTTGCAAAAGTTGCTGCGTCCATTTCACGAGCTGGTGAAGATTCTTTACCTTCAATCGTTACAGTTGTTCCGTTAAGGTCACCGTAAGCTTTTCCAGCTGACTGAGTAGAAGCAACTAAATCTGCGCCGTTTCCTTCACCAACAACCCAATATTTTCCGTTTTGGTCAAGAACAATTACCATTAAAGTAGACTGCGCTAATAACATTAAAGTATTTCTATCTTCTGCGTCACTCTTTGTGAAAATTAATGAAACTGTTTGAGTCCAAAAGTTTGTTCCATTCTCTACAGAGTGGTTTCCAGTTTGAACAAATTCACCTTGTTCGTTTCTTTGTTCGAATGTAAAAAAGTCAGGGGCACCCGTTGCGCCGCTAATTACATCGTCACCGTCGTAAGTGAATACTGTTGTCGCATTAGTTGAACCAATATAAACTTCTTTAATTCCGCCTAAACTGTCCTTACAGCCTAAAGCTATTCCGTTTGCTAATATACAAGCCATGTTAATATATTTTATTGTTTATAAAAAAAGGGGTAAGGATAACACCCTACCCCCTGTAATTAATTAATTAGTTACTAATTAAGGTACTAAAGTAAACTCAACTACAAACTCAGGAAAAGCAATCTGCGTCCCTATTTTAAGCTTTGCAACAAATCTTACTTCGTCGTTATCCTTAGAATAAAAGATACTAAATTGTTCAGCGTCGTTTAACAAGTCAGTTCCAACATATAAATTCGCAGTTCTTGAAAGAATCATTCTGTTTGTTCCGTTCAATCCTTTAACAGCTAAAACTTTCACGTTTGTTCCCGGTACCATTTGAGAGAATTTCTCACCTTGATTTTCTTGACCGTTATAAGCGAATAAATTAGCATCTCTTAATGCTTTAGCATATAATCTGTAAGCGTCGTAACCCATGAATAAAACTAAGTCTTCAGCGTCGATAATGTCAGCAGGTACAGCACTAACCATTCCGTCAACGATATCAATAACATTTCCAGCAGTTACACCAGTTGCAGCAGTTACAGCCCCGCTATTTCCATCTACAACAGAACCTTCAGCGTCGATAACTTTTAATAAACCATCTGCAAGTGCTAAATTTCCAGCCCCTAAAGTATCACCCTTCCAAACGATAGATTCCAACATGTCAGCAATCTTTTCCGCTTTATCTTCTGCGTAGATTTGCTCGAAAGGAATTGATTCATTATAAGAACCAGCGTTCATCATTTTTTGAGTGTAATATGACTCTAAAGTGTCAACACAAATAGATTCATTTACTTTAATAGGTGCAACACCCAAAGACCTTTGAGATAGTACTGTTGTACCGTCTGAGTTGAAACCGCAAGAACCAGCCTGACCAACTAAAGTTGAATCAATAATGTTAATAGTTGCGCTTGACTTAATGTCTGGCTGTACTGTAACATAGTTTAAAGTTCTTCCCTCTAAGATTGACTTTTTAATTAAGTCTAATTTGTTTTCATCAGTATAAACTGATAATCCTGACACATCTAATCCCATTTTAATCTAATTTAATTGTTTATTTATTTATTTATCTTCTAGCAAAAGCCTTTAATTTTGACTCTCTACTTGTTAATTCTTTTTTAACTGATTTACCTGAAGCCTTTGAAAGTTTTACTTCTTCTTCAGCTGGTGAGTTTGCAAGTTTAGAAACTACTTCGCTAAGGTTGTCGATTGCGCTCATTGATTCTGAAATGTTAGCTAGTGCCTTTTCTAAAGCTTCTAGTCTTTTCTCCATTTCGTCTTCTTTTGGTTCTTCTTCTTTTACTTCTTCTTCAACAACTTCTTCAGCCATTTCAGGTTCAACAACTTCTTCAGCTTTTTCTTCGTCGCATTTACAGTCTTCGTCTCCTTCTTCGCACTCACATTCCTTTTTTTCAGGTGCTTCAACTTCAACCTCTTCTTCTGCGTACTTATCACATTCGCAACCTTCTTCGCCTTTACATTCGCAATCTGAATGCTCTACTTTTTCGCTTTCATTTTCTACTTCAGAAAACAAAACCTTAATTTTATCTATAAAAGTCTTTTTGTCCATGTAATTATATATATGTTAAATGGTTATGTTTTACTTTTTTTTATTAGTCCAATAAATCGTAAATTTTACCAAGTACATTATCAAGTTTATTATCAGAATTATTGCTACCATCTTTAGCCATTTGTACTATGTTCTTAGAAAATACGCCTTCTATACTAAAACCCTTCACTTCACCGCTTTTAACTTTCTCCCATAGGTCGTCATTGTCAACCTTATAACTAACAAACCAAGTTCCTTCTGGAATGTCTTTAAATCCTAAAGCGTTTGATTTATCGTTTTTAGAGTCTGTAACAATCCACGATTCAACCACAGTAACATCCCTCATTCCTGTAGAGTGTTCGAAATTTGTGCTTTTAGTCTTTCCAAATTTGGCAAACATTTCTTGGCATTTTTCAATAGTGTCTTTAGTGAAGTAAACGAAATACGGGTTTCCTTCTGCATCCAATCTTATGATTTCTTTGTCAGGCATCATTGCGGCGCCTGTAACTATTCTTTTCTCTTCGTCTGTAGCTTTGAATTCAAAACTATCTTTAGCTTCGTTAAATCGCATAAAATCGCTTTCAATCGCTGGTGACGACACAAAAGAAATTATATCAAGTGCGTTATCGTGGTCTTCATCGTCAATAAATAATTCAATTAGTACTTTCTTATCCATAATCTTAATATATAAAGTTTTTTAAAATGTTTAATTTGCTTTTTAATAAATATCTTCTTCTCTCTTCTCTTCTCTTCTCTTCTTAATAGTTAACTTTCTGTTGAACACAAAATGAACACGTGTTAAATTTCTGTTGAACACAAAATGAACAGGTGTTAAATTCATTATCCTATCTCACTGAGTTGCTGAATATTAGAGGCTGTGTTTTGTGAGGTTGTAATATCGCTTTCTGTTACGTAAGCCCTAACAACTTGAGCACCGAAGTTTTCACTTCCTGAGCTTCTACCCTCAAAACCTAAATTTGGTGAAGTTTGCTGTGTTGTCGGTGCGTTACTTCCACCACTTTCACCCCCGTCAATTTTTGGCGCGGGTGCTTTTAAAATAGAATAAGCCTTGGCCATGTTCGTTCCGATTTGAAGTAACCCCGTGGCAAACTGAAAAGCACCAGCTGCCCCACCTGTAACACCGTTTAATTTATTCTGTGCACTTGCTTTTGTTAGTCCTGAAATCGCCTGTGCTGTATCTATTGCAATTGTCCTCAAAGCAACAGCCTTTTGAATACCTAAAGCCACCTTGCTATTCTCACCTAATACACTTGTTAAACTATCTGCAAAACCTACAATACTACTGTTAAACTCAGCCTTTGCACTTATTAATTTGTCGTCATGTGCTTTACTTGCTGCGGCGTCTTTTTTGTCTTGCTCTTTTTTATTAGCTAATAACAATTCACTTGCTTCGGTTTCTGCGTCTAACCTTGCTTTTATTGCTTCCTGTTGTGCTAAAGCTAAAGCGCCCTGTGTATCTCTATAAACTTGGTTTTCTTCTAATCCTAATTCCCTAAGTTTTAAAAGCTTATCTTCTTCCGCTTTAACAACTGAATCCGCTAGCTTTACAGCGTCTTCTTCTAGTATAGCGTCTAAGTCTCTTTTTGCGTCAATTAACTGCACTTCTTTGTCGAATTGTTCTTTTCTTAAAGCTGTATTGTTAACTATTTGTTCGTTTTCAATCCCCGCATTTTCGCTTCTTAATTCTTGTATTTCAATTAACTTTTCTTTCTCTAAGTCTAGTAATTCAGTACTACGCCCTTTTAACTGCATATTTCTCCTAGTGGCGTTCAATTCGGCTTCAGCTAATGAAATAGCAGACTCAACACGTTGTTTCTCTATTGCACCTATTTCTTCATTTGCTTTAATCCTGTCTTGTAAGCTTTGCGCTTCGTCATCCCTTATCACTTTAAGTTTTTCAATGTCAGCTAAAGACTTAGCGTTTTGTACTTCTTGACTTCTTCTTACAGCTAACAACCTTTGCTCTTCTTTAACTAAAGCACTCAATTTATCCCCTAGTTTGTCAGCTTCTTCAACGTAAGTTTTTACGCCTTCAACTACAGCTTCAACAGCGTCAACGACATCATTCTTGATAGTGTTAGCTGCGTCTGTAATTACTTTAGCGTTCGCTTTTATATCGTCTTCAATTTCATTTAATTTCTTTTGTAGTGCTTCGGATTCCTCAACGTCACCTGTTAAATTATTCCAAGCAAGTCTTATTTTTGTAATCTGTTTAAATACGGATAAGCCCAATAATTTCCACGCACTTAAATACGGTGCAAGTATGTTATCTTTCCAATAATTAACACCCGCTTCTATTCCGTCAATAAGTTTGTTGAAAGTTTCACCAGGTGAAGCAATAGCTTCTGA